TTGTGCGTAACGAAGCGCCTCTTCACGCATACGCTCGGCGGCTTCCCGCTGACGCTGCGCTTCATGCTGCTCGTACTTGAGTTTGTTGATTCTCTTGCGGACTTTTTCACTGTAGTCCGACAGTTCTTCGTCGTTGTCTTCCTTTTCAGCCTGCCTTGCTTCAGATTGTTTAAACTCAGACTGCTTGGCTGGCTGCTTTGGAAGATCATCGACGATCTCAAGTTCAACCTCGGGTTCCGGGGAAGACTTGAGGGTTTCTTTTTCAGGGATCTGCAAGGGAGCGGAGACTCCGAAGAACTTCTCCTCCTTGCTCATGCCTGCTTCGGTACTCATGCCTTCACCACTCCTCGCGGATCTTCGACCACCGCCTCGACCGAATCATCATTGATCAGGCGGAACTCTTTTCCGTGAACCTTAAAGCGAGTGCCGGAGTAGGATCGCATCATGATCCAATCCCCTTCCTTGCAGTAAGGGCCAGAAGGGAAACGATCAGGGGACTTGTAAGCATCCGGTCCCATCGCGAGGACGAAACCAACGATACTCCCAATCTCCTCAGCCTCAAGTGTTTGAGTAGCCTTGAGGATTCCACCTTCTGTCTTCTCTTCGGGGTTAGGTAGCGCAATGAGTACTTTGTACCCGGTAGGTTTGGGTAACTGACTTGCGACTTTGTTGTCGTTTTCCATCGATTCCTCGCGCCTTTTCGGCGTTTGCACCCCTATCGGGGCGGTTGCACTGTTTACACAGCGAAGTTGTTAAGCCGTTTAATCATCGTCAATTTGTTTAGTGAGGTCAAGCAATTCTCGTTCAGCCCGTGCCAGACCCTCAATAACGCCACAGCACCGCTTGTACTCATTGAAGTCGGCGCAGCCGCCACCGGCTATGTGGTCGGCCATGTCGTTCATCTGCTGGCGTAGGGATTTCCGCAGATATTCTGCGACGTTATCGCTTGCGGCTGGCATTGCGATCTCTCATTTCTTGCTCTTTGGCTTGGGTCGAAAGCAGGTTTCGGGCGATCTCTACGCCTAACTTGGCTCCCTCGACCTTGTCTCTGGAGGCAATTTCCTTGCTCTGGAGTTCGTTTGAAGCGTTGGTGGAAGCGATCTGTACACCCAGACGCGCCCCTTCGATACGCTCTTGAACCTTGAGCCGGTCCTTTTCGGACTGCATCCGCATCTGCGCCTTCTGCATATCCGCTTGGACACGGGCCATTTCGGCCTGTGCTTTCTGCTGGATTTCCTGTGCGCGAAGTTGCAGTTTCTGCATCTCCATCTGAAGGACAGGGTCTTGCTGCTGCTGTTGCTGCTCTTGCATCTGGGCCTCTCGCTGGGCTTTTCCAGTGACCTGAGCCGCAGCCGGGGCGACCAGAGCCGAGATCCGGTATTCGATATCCTCTGGGAGGGGTTCCCCCGGAGGAGGCAGTTTAAACCCGAGTTCCTTCTCAATCTGCTGCCGGTAGGCGAAGGCCAGATGTTCCGACACATGGGCGGTAAGGGCGGCTTGCATGGCCTGCGCGGCTTGAGGGGCCTGCTGGAGCATCTGCTGCAAACGCGGATCTTGCCCAAAAGACATGTGCGTTTGGATATGCGCCTCATGATCCTGATAGATAAACGCCTTGATGGGCTTCATCGTGAGGGCGTTCATGTTCTCAGTGACAGGGTCAGTCGGTGGGATTTCCGTCTGATTCGGCAGAACCTCACTAGAGTCGGCAATCCCAAGCGCCTCAATCATCTGACGATGAAGCATGGGCAGGTCATACAACTGAGGGGCTTGAGAGGCCAACTGCAATGCGGCCTGATACTTCATGATCCGCTGGGCCATGGTTCCCGCGTTGGGATCTGACACCGGGATCACATCCACCCGGTCGTCGAAGTCTTCCTTGGTCAGTTCCTTGCCCGGAATGTCATAGGGATATTCCGTAGGACCGTAGTCAAAAATCACCTGAGCCAGCAGTTTCAGTTCCTTCTTCATGGAGGCGTGTAAACGCGCCTGCACGGCTGACATCACCTTCATCGACCTTTCGATGATTGCCAAGGTAGTTCCGACAGGAGCCTCGCCGTTCATGTCCGCGACCTTCATGTCTGCCTGAGAGGCAAACCGGCGTCCTTCGTCCACGATGTTTCCGAGCAACTGATACAAGGTACCCGAGGGTTCCTTGTAGGGCAGGAAGGTGATGTTGTCCCTCAATGCGCCGGATGGGATATCCACATCACGGAACTCGCCCGGCATGATCGGGGTATCGTCGCCTTTGATCCGCAGGCCACGGGTCTTGAGACCGCCCGGAAGATTGGAGAGGGTTCCAGCGTCAACTAATTGACGCAGGATAGAGGTGGAGGATTTAGCGAGTCCTCCCACGAGATGCACCAATCCAAACCCGTAGAAACCCAGTCCGGGGATGTAGGTGTACTGAACGAAATGCTGACGGCGCTTCTTGAGCGGGTCATCTTCGTACCAGTTCCGTCGAATCGAAAGGATGATCCTTGAAGACTTGTCGATGGTGACGACGTAAGGCAGCGCAATGCCTGTTGGATTACCCTCTGCGTCGGTGTCTTCGAATCCCGGAAGATCGTAATCGACGACCATTTCAAGGAGCGTATAGCGCGAATCCAGATCCATGCCCTTGGATTCACCGTTCAGTTTGTCGTAAGACTTCTGGATTTCGGTGATATCTGGAGAAGGGGGAGGAAGATCGACATCGCGATAGAAACCTGAGACCTGCAACTTTCGAATCTCGTTGTAGGTCTTCTTCATGACATGCGTGGCGCGTTCGCAGGTGACTAAATCACTTGCGCCATAAGAGACTACAAAATCTTCTGCTGGAACGAAGATCGATGCGGGTCTGCCGAGAGAAGGGTCGTAATAGACCTTTCGAAATGCCGCGCCGGAGAGTGCGAGAGAGAACAGCAACTTCTCTGTCTCTGAGCGATATTCGCTCATCTTTTCAGTCAAGAGATAGTTTAAATACTCTTGAACGCGCTCTGCTTGTTGAACACGGTCCAGATTCACTTGACCTAGAATCTTGGTCTGAACTGGTCCCTTTGCAGGGAAGATCTCTTGAATTGACTGTGCTTGGAAGCGAACAATTGCCTCAGAGAGCATCGGGTGAAATACACCGCAGGCTCCTTCCCATGGCTGGGTACGATCTTCGATCTTGAGTCCGAGAAGATCTAATCCCTTGATGTAAGTTGTTTCCCATTCTTTGCGAGAATCTTTATCCGCATCGAAGAGGGTAACGAGTTCAGAGGCCATGTTCCCGAGGGTGGAGTTATCGATGAACTCCGCGAGATTGTCGCCATGACTCGCCTCAGGATTGGGTTCCGGGGAGAGACTGATCTCTACACCACCATCGGGCAGTTCAACCACGACGGATTCATTCGCATCTTGGATGGGTACTTCTAAAGACTGCCCTCCCATCAAAGAGGGCATCAAAGCGCGATCAACCGCCATGGTGGTCTCCCTTACAGGTCGCGGAACTTACCGCCTTTAACGGCAGCGCCCATACCACGAGCAACGCCAGTCGTTCCCATGGTCTCGCCGCCGCCATACATTTTCTTGGATCGCTTGGCACCGCCCACCATCACGGGCTTCCCAAGACCCTTCATCTTCCCAACAAGCATGTCCTTGGGCTGCTTGCGAGACTTCGGGGCTTCCATCTTCTCAGTCTTTGCAGTTCGGCTCTTCATCGTTTAAATCCTCAGTAGTAGGCTACTTTGCGTTTGTAGACAGGCTCATCCTTGTAATCGGACTGGAGGGAGACGAATCCGCCCCTTCGATAACGGAGCAATGCCTGTGTACACGAGTCCACATAGTCATCATGCTCTCCGGCGGGAAAAGACGCAAATTCTTCAACGACTTCCTCCGCGAATCGGGTGTTCGGTCGCCAGATCTTTCCGCTCGAAAAAAGATCCGCAATGGCGTTTACACGGGCTATCTTGTCGTTCCCCCGAGAGGGGGTGAATTCCGAGACCGGAATCCCCATGGCCCGAAGTTCGAAGATGAGGGGGGTTCCCGCCGCCTTGGCTTCCACGATCAGGGTGTCGGGCTTCCAGTAGTTGTAGAGTTCATACGCCCGTTTCTTCAGGGTCGGGAACTCCATCTTCTCCCGGTGGGCATCCATCAGGATGATGTTCGGTTGCATGGCTCCAGAGCCATCTGGGTGATAAAACACCCCCCAAGTGGTGCAGGCGGAGTAGTCCGAGCGTTCGGATTTCAGGAAGGCGGTATCCCATGACTGGATCAAAAACTGACACTGTGGCGGGGAATCCTGTTCCCAGACTTTCCACCACTCGCGTTTAATCAACGCGCCTTCTTCGGAGGTGGGGTTCTGCTGGTACTGGGCTTGCCACTTATGAACCGGGATTTCTTCCCGAATAGCCTCTAGTTCTTCGATGGGCCAGAACTCCGGCCAGAGGGGTTTGCCCGAAGGCATGATCGCCGGGAACTCAATGACCTCCCATTCATCACCGCCTCTCTGTGCAGAGGCCTTGAGTACCTGTCCGACGAGGTCTCTTTTCGACCAACGGGTACAAATGACGACGATGGCCCCGCCGGGCTGGAGACGCTGACGAGGCCCGGAGGTGTACCATTCATAGGCATGGTCAAAGACGGCAGGATCTGCCGATTGGCCCTCTTGTTCATCATGGGGGTCGTCAATGATGAGCAAATCGGCACCC